TGTCCTTTCATTTGTCAGGTTCAGCGTGTAAAGCCTACGTCCTGAGTCGAGTGAGTTCGCTTTAGGCGGTAGTGTAGGATAGCTCCCCGGCCGCTTTCGCGCCCGGATCTACCTAACTCCTGCGCCGCTAAACGCGCGCTTGAACAGCCACTAGGGGCCGGCAGCTCACCTCCTTATGGAGCGCCACACCGTTCGAAGCACACGTCGCTTTGGGAACTGTTTTCCGGTTAGTTTCAGATCACTCTCCTTTGTCTTTCGCATTCCGCCTTATTGAGGGATTTCTCCGTACTAGCGCGACAAGCCATGACTCCTCAGTCACCGCCCCGTTGCGTTCCCTAGATACTATCCCGACAAAATAAGGTGCAGGATTACGGCTACGGTGGTATACCAGTCTGCCTCATCCGAGATACGACGACAACCCTTCGCGAGCCTTTCGCTCGCGGGGACGATGTCAACGGACCGTCTCCTGCAATACTACTAACCCAAAGAACAGATATACTGTCCCCTCCGGTCGCCAACCACTACAACCATGGCTAACTCACTCTTTCTTTTCTGAAACCCCGTAAGGGGGCGACTCCTGTTCCGGGCCCGTATGCGCCACGTAAGGCGGTGGTGCGCAGTGATCTCTCGTGACTAACAACGAGTCGAAGATCAAGCGTACCTTAACGGTCTCCTTCGGCGGCTGGAGAAACGCGCGTAAGACGGAGGACCACGAACGAGGCGTAAGCCTCCAACGCAACTCCGGACAACGAGCGTACTCGACAGTCGAGAACCGAGGGACGGGTTCCGCCCTGACAGAGCTGAGACGAAGACAGTCTAGGATTCGAGCTCGCTCGAACCACTGACTGTAACGAAATGAGAACTTCCAGGAAGCGGTCTCACGATCGTTCAACTCAATCAGGGTACTCTCCACCTCGTCCTCGGGACACACAGTGCACAACGCAGCCGGAATAGCGTTATGTCCAACGGTGACATGAGGGACCGAGGCACCCTCTCCAACAGACGCCAACTTGAACATCCTGGCAAGACGGTAGGACAACTTTCCGCGAAAGCCTAACTCTACAAGGGTCAAACGAGTCGACCTAAGGAGTGAGACATAACGCTTGAAGAAGACTACCCCGGCGCGGAACCTATTGGAAGGGACCGAGCCGGTAAGCCAAGACCGAAAGTTGGTCGCCATCGAATGCGGAAGTTCCTGAGGCTTCAACCTACCCCAGCGCAACGTCTGGACGACCTGAAGGTCGCCACCAGTGTAGCGCAGGAGTGTGGAGTTGAGAGTGCCCACTTCCGCATCCACGGACGTCTTAGTCCGCTCCACTTCCAAGCCAAGATCACCGACGACGGACATCCAGTTCTGAGAAGCCGCAGGGCTAGACTGAAACAAAATGTCGTCCCCGTTGATCAAGCAAGGAAGACTCCTACCCTTATCCGGCAGAGCACGAAAAGCCCATAGAAAGGCCAAACGATTCTGCAAGCAAAGAAGGGGAAAGGAGAGAAAGGAGCCCATCATCTGTCCTCTTTTCGGACGTACACCGTCAACGCCAGCTCCATAAATCAACGGCCTAAGGGCACGCATTGATAAAGAGCGAAGGTGTTCGGGTACCTCAGAAGCCAAGAGGATTTCAGACAGGATCACTTCGGCAACCTCGATGGACAAGCCATCGGTAGCAGACTTATAGTCACCAGAAGTGAGGACCTCGCCATCCGTGCGTCGAAAACCCGCCCTCGAAAGAGTGCTGTCACTAACGTCACCTACAGACAACCATCTGAAAGCCCTGAGGCGATCATAAATGGAGTCATGAAGAGGTTTAAGTAACAGCGACTCGCTAGTAAACTTGGTGAGTGCTCTGGGCTTCCCAGCAGACTGGACAACCATTAACTCACAAGCAAGATCACTATCGAGGGGCTCATACGGAGGCTGGGAATGCAAACAAGTTGAAAGGAAGCGCTCGTGGGAGAACTTCCAGTCGTTGCACATCCCGCCGTGAGAGCGAGGGGAATCGACAGTCGAGGAGAGACCGGGGGAGCAGTTGAGAACGTTCTTCTCCCAGTACTTCTTGGACCACCCGCGTTGGAAGAGACGACGAGTCTCCACGCGGACGTGATGAAGATAGCCACTGGGAAGCGGAACGGCACTCGACCGAAAACCCGAGACGACTCCTTCCAAAAGAGGACGTTCCATGCATTTGCAGGAGGCTGGTAAAGCCTTCTTGATACTTTGCCATGCAAGAACCTCTTCCACCGTCCGGGAAGGACAGTCAGAAAGGAGCCCCTTGACAGCCCGCCCAAGTTGGGTGCAGGACGAACTGTCAAGGTTGACCGTGGGCGTCGGATGTCCGAAGACATACGCCCATTCACAAGTGGCCTGGCGCACGTAGGAGAGTGTGCGGGCCCGGAAAGCGCGACAGGGTCGCGGGGTGCCGTCGTTTGAGCGCCGAGTCATCGTTAGCAGAAGCTGATGACAGGTACAAACACGGTAAGTCTCCAGAG